TGCTGCCGTACCCCGGCTGTACCGGGCAAAATTCAAGCGTGATATTTTCAAAGATTTCTCAAAGCTGGAGCAGTCCTACAAGGGTAATGCCGCTGACGGCGAGTCTTTCGCCATTGAAGATTTGGAGATTTTCGAGAATGTGGCGTACATCATGGCGTACCACGCAGACCCCACCATCCCCGGCACGATTGAGGACTGGCTTGACCAGTTCGATATGTTCTCCATCTACGAAGTGCTCCCGCAGATTCTTGAAATGTGGGGTACGAACATGATGACGGACGTTGCCTCTAAAAAAAACGAAATCCCTCAACGAGGGAAATGACAACTCCGCTGTTCCTCCTGCGCTGTGTTGAACTCGGCATAGGGATAGCCGACCTTGACCTTCTGACCATCGGTCTTGTACTGGATATGTGGACGGAGAAGTCAAACGACGATATTTCCTATGACAGGATGGCCACGCAGGAGGATTTTGATAAGTTCTGATGTGGATTTGTTCATATCTCCGTGCTATCATTACCTCAGCAAATAAATAATATGCCATCCTGTTGAAAAAATTTTTGTTCGCTGTCACATTTTCAGCTTTCATAGGGTTTTATAAGTGAAAAGCTTTTCAAGAGGTTGCCCAATATGACAAATGAAAAATTTACCCGTCTGGTAATGAAATACACGGATACAGTATTTCGTGTAGCGTTGAATATTGTCAAAAGTCCATCAGCAGCAGAAGATGTATGTCAGGAAGTTTTCCTTCGCTTGTGGAAGAATAAGAACGATTTTGCAGATGATCAGGACGCAAAATACTGGCTGATTCGAGTTGCAATAAACGAAGGCCGCCGCAGTATCGTTTCCAAATGGAATAAATACGAGAATCTCGATGATTACGCAGAGAAACTATCATTTCAGACAATGGAAATGAGTGATCTGTTTTATTCCGTTATGAATCTGCCGAGAAAATACAGAATCGTTATTTATCTTTATTATTATGAAGGATATTCCACAGCAGAAATAAGCAAATTGCTTTCATCTTCTGAAGCGGCCGTACGCACTCAGTTACACAGAGGAAGAGAGCTGTTGAAAAAAGATCTTTTGGAGGCTAAAAATGTTTGATCAGAACATATACCGTGGTGCTTTTGACGCTGTTCATGCTCCGGATGGGACACAGAAGGAGATACTTGATATGACAGTAAACAAAAATAAAAACCCCATACGTTTTGGAAGAAAGTTCACCGCAATAGCAATTGCCGCGTGCCTGGTACTGAGTTTGGCAGTTGTTGCATATGCCATTGGAAAAGCTGCTTTTGTTTCGAGCAACTGGAATGGAGAGAATGAATACACGTCTTATGCGGATATATCAAAAGCAGCGTCTGAAGTAAATTTCCCTGTTTATGCTGTAGAACGATTCTCTGATGGATATTGTTTCAGCACAATCAAGGTGGTGGAATCAGAAACATATTCTGACGAGAGTACAAGTACACCTCTGGAAAAATATAACAGCATTGAAGTGACATACCAAAAAGACGGTTTTGAAGAACTGACGGTCTGGCTTATTCCGGCTGTAGACAGCCTGACTGATACAGATTCACAGAAATATCTTACAACAAGAACAATTGGGCAGACAGAAGTAAAATACGATGTCACACACTACAAAGCCGTACCTGTAGATTATAAAGAAACTGCTCAGGACAGAGAGCTGATAGAAAACGGACATTACCAAATTTCATATGGTTCTGACAAGATTGAAGAATATGATTATTCGTCTATATCTTTTACGATTGATAATGTTAACTACGTGCTGATGACTACCAGTACATTACCAGAAGATGAAATGTTTACACTCGCTGAAGAATATATAGATTTTATAAATAATTGAGGCAGTACTCTTTTTGCTCCAAAAAAACTTAATCAGTCTGAAAGCTTGATAGAAAACGTAAGCCAAGCATCGGTCATTAACTTGACCGGTGCTATTTTTATGTCCATTTTTAGGAGGTGAGATAATTGGCAAGCAGAATAAAAGGCATAACTGTTGAGATTGGCGGCGATACCACAGGACTTGAAAAGGCTCTGAAGAATGTCAACAGCACAATAAAGAGCACACAGTCCGAACTGAAAAATGTGGAGCGTCTGCTGAAGCTCGACCCTTCCAATACCGAACTGCTGACCCAGAAACAGAAACTGCTGAAGGATGCCATCTCCTCCACTTCCGAGAAACTGGAAACGCTGAAGGAAGCGCAGAAACAGGCAAAGGAACAGCTCGAAAACGGTGAGCTGGGACAGGATAAATACGATGCCCTTCAGCGTGAGATCATCGAAACTGAGCAGGAACTGAAACGTCTGCAGGAACAGGCTGCTACCACAAGTAAAGTCCTGTCGCAGATTGATGCCGCCGGAGACAAGTTCATTGCTGCCGGGGATAAGATTACAAGCGCCGGACAGACTGTTATGCCTGCCTCTGTTGCGGTTATGGGACTCGGCACGGCAGCCGTAAAGACCGCAGCCGACTTTGACTCCGCCATGAGTCAGGTTGCCGCTGTATCCGGAGCGACCGGAGATGACTTTGATGCCATCCGGGATAAAGCCCGTGAGATGGGTGCCAAGACAAAGTTCTCCGCCTCCGAAGCAGCCGAAGCCATGAACTACATGGCAATGGCAGGCTGGAAGACGGGAGATATGCTTGACGGTATCGAAGGCATCATGAGCCTTGCCGCAGCCTCCGGTGAAGACCTTGCCACCACATCAGATATCGTAACTGACGCCCTGACCGCATTCGGACTGACCGCTGCGGATTCAGGGCATTTTGCTGACATTCTTGCCGCCGCATCCTCCAATGCGAACACCAATGTTGCCATGATGGGCGAAACCTTCAAGTATTGTGCACCTATTGCGGGTGCTATGGGATACACGGCGGAGGATGTTGCGGAAGCCATAGGTCTGATGGCAAACAGCGGTATCAAATCCACTCAGGCAGGTACTGCTCTCCGCACCATGATGACAAGGCTGCAGGGAGAACTGGAGCTGTCCGGTTCTGCCTTCGGAGAAGTGACCATTGCTACGGCAAATGCTGACGGCTCCATGAGAGAGCTTGGAGATATCCTCGGTGATCTGCGTGTGTATTTCTCGCAAATGACAGAGTCCGAAGCCGCCGCTGCTGCCGAAACACTTGTCGGCAAGAATGCCATGTCCGGTTTCCTTGCTGTCATGCAGGCAGCACCCGGAGATATCGAAAAGCTGAACTCCGCCATAGCCAACTGTGACGGCACCGCCGAGGATATGGCTGCGACGATGCAGGACAACCTTACCGGACAGCTGACCATCCTGAAAAGCCAGCTCGAGGAGCTTGCCATATCTTTCGGAGATATGCTCATGCCGGTTATCCGAAAAGTTGTGACGGCGGTGCAGGGATTTGTAGATAAGCTGAACAACATGGATGAGGGCACAAGGGAAACCATCCTGCAGGTCGGTCTGTTCGTAGCTGCTCTCGGTCCCGTCCTGCTTATCATCGGCAAGCTGTCCACGGGCATCGGTAAAGGGCTGAAAGCCTTTGTCAGTCTGTCAAACGGACTGGCAAAGCTGAAGGTCGGCATCACAAGTGCATCCGGTCTGTTCGGAAAGCTCGGTGCCGCCATCGGGGGCATATCCGCTCCTGTTGTTGCTGTTGTGGCAGTCATTGCTGTTCTTGCCGCCGCTTTTGCAAACCTGTGGAAGAACAATGAAGAGTTCCGAAACAGGATGACCGAGATCTGGAGCGGGATAAAGGAAACCATATCCGGCTTCTGTCAGGGTATCGTTGACCGGTTCAACTCCCTCGGATTTGAATTCAGCAGCATTACGGAGCTTCTTTCAACCGTATGGAATGGTTTCTGCTCACTGCTTGCACCCGTATTTGAGGGTGCTTTTTCTGTTATATCCACAGTTCTGTCCACAACGTTTGATGTGATACTCAGTACTGTGGACTTTTTCATTGCCGTTTTCAGCGGAGACTGGGAAGGTGCCTGGAATGCCGTAAAGAATATCTTTACCACACTTTGGGACGGACTGCTGTCTTTCCTCAAGACTATACTGGAAACCATCAAGGGAGTTCTGGATACAGCTCTCGGCTGGATAGGCACCTCATGGGAGGCAGTCTGGACGGGCATCAAGACTTTCTTCACCAACATCTGGAACGGAATCAAGAACACTGTTTCTACGGTCATCAACAGCATACCCAATACGATCTCCACGGTCATTAACGGCATCAGAAATACAGTATCGTCCGTGTTCAACAGCATCAGCACCACAGTCAGCAGCATATGGAACGGCATCAAAAGCACGACCACATCTGTGTGGAACAGCATCAAGTCCGCAATCACGGCACCCATCGATGCCGCGAAGGAACATATCCGCAATGCCCTCGACAGTATTAAGAACTTCTTTGCAAACTGCCGTCTGTCCCTGCCGAGCATAAAACTTCCGCATTTCAGCATTTCCGGCTCGTTCTCTCTGAATCCTCCGTCCGTGCCGCATATTAGTATCAGCTGGTATAAGAACGGCGGTATTATGATGAACCCGACCATCTTCGGACTGAACGGAAGTTCTCTCATGGCAGGCGGTGAAGCGGGACCGGAGGCGATCCTTCCTCTGTCGGACTTCTATGATAAGCTGGAGAATATCCTTACCACCCGTCTGAACACCACCGGCATGGAGAAGTATCTTGCTGTCATAGCGGCCAACAGCGGCAAGGGTATCTACCTGGATGACGGCACTCTTGTCGGTCATCTGCTCCCGGCTATTGACGGAGGTCTTGCAGACTACAGCATCAGAACAAGGAGGGGCAACCGATGAGCAGTATATTTCAGGGCGCTACCATCAATACCGACCATACACTTCGGGATTGGGGCTGCGCCATTACCAACTCAGATATCATTTCAGTACCGGAGCCGAACCTCACTGTTCTGGAAATTCCCGGCAGGAACGGCAGGCTTGACCTGTCAGAAGCACTCACCGGAGATATTACCTACCGCAACCGTACTATCAAACTGGAACTTGCCGTAAGCGTAAATATCTCCACCTGGTTCAACAAGTGCGACTATATCTTCAGTAAGTATCACGGGAAAATCGTCACAGTTACCTTTGACGATGACCTCACACATTACTACAGAGGTAGAGCAACTGTGTCAGATCCGCAGAGGGTTCGGAACGGAGGCACTCTCACTTTCACCGTGGATGCTGAACCTTTCCGGTACAAGAAAGCACAGACGGTTATTGCCATGCTGGGCAGCACCACCAGAAATATACCCAACATGGGACGTATGCCTGTGTGTCCGATGATCAGAGCCACAGCGGACTGTGAGCTGGTCGTCGGAGATATAACCTACGATATAAGCACCGGTGACCAAACGATTCCGTCATTCTTCCTGCCTCCCGGAACGACATCCGTCAGAACGACCGGTTTGCCTTCCGGTCAGTATCTGTATTTCTTTTACACGGAGGGATTTCTATGATCCAGTTCTTCTGTGACGGTCAGCTCCTCTATGACCCTCGAAACCCGGGCTATGCCATATACGAGCCGAAGTGTGAGTTGGAGGTAAACAAGACCGGGAGTCTCACTTTTACGATTCCACCCACGCACCCGATGTACGATGAGCTGCAGAAAATGAAATCCGAAATTGAGGTCTACCAGGACGGTGAGTTTCTTGGGGCATACCGTGTTCTGAACACCGACCTCGATTTCAACAATATTAAGGCTGTCACCTGCGAGGGTGAACTTGCCTATCTTCTGGACAGCGTACAGCGTTCGGCAGAATACCATGACATTTCTGTTGAGGATTACTTTGAGGAACTCATATCCAATCACAACGATGATGTGGACTCGGACAAACAGTTCACTGTCGGTTCGGTGACGGTTACCGATCCTAATGACAGCCTTTACCGCATACACAGTTATGAAAGCACATGGGAGTGTGTGGCTGACAAACTCATCGACAGGCTCGGAGGGTATATCCGCTGCCGTAGAGTAAACGGAGCAAGAACCATTGACTACGTAACGAGCTACGGTAATGTGAATACGCAGATCATCCGGTTTGGGGATAATATCCTCGACCTCACGAGAGATATCCGAGGTGAGGACATTGCCACAGTGCTTGTCCCTCTCGGTGCCGCTGATGAGGAGACCGGAGTTAAGCTGACAGTAGCGTCCGTGAATGATGGCAAAGACTATATTGAAGCAACAGAGGCTATTTCAATTTACGGACGCATTGTCAGAACAGTCGAGTATGACGATGTGACCGTTGCCAGTAATCTGCTCTCAAAAGGCAGCGCAGAACTTGCAACATTATGCAAACCGTCTATCATCCTCACCATGACTGCTGTTGACCTTCACCTGGTCGATGTATCTGTGGAGCGGATCAAGCTCGGTGACAGCATCCGGGTCATTTCCGAACCTCACGGTCTTGATGAATACATGATGGTCAAGGCTCTCTCCCTGGACTTTCAGCATCCGGAGAATTCCAAGGTCACGCTCGGCACTGTCCGGCAGACGCTGGACAAGGCAATCAACGAAGGTCAGAAACAGCCGTGGCAGGAAATCCTGAATGCCCAGTCTGCCATGCGGCAGTCCATCTCCAATGTTCATACCATCGTGCAGGAATGTTACTCGGAGATATCCAAGACCGCCGAAGAAATCCGCGCAGAGGTCAGCGAGAGCTATCTTGCAAAGACTGACCTGGAAACCATACAGCGTGACTTTCAGACAAGTATTACCCAGAGTGCAAGTGAGATCCGTATGGACTTCACTGCCATCACAAACCAGATTTCCAACAGCGTGGCCACCAATCAGCAGCTGTTGGAGGAATACATCCGTTTCCGTGGAGCACTGATTGAGCTGGGCAAGGTCGGCAATGCGTTCACCGCCGAGTTGTCCAATGATCAGCTGTCCTTTAAGGAAAACGGGCAGACTATCGCATATATTTCCAACCAGTCCCTTGTCATTACCAATGCGGAGATTCGCAACAGGCTATCCCTGGGCAATGAAGAAAGAGGCTGGTTTGACTTTATTCCCCGTGCCACAGGCAACCTGTCCATTCAGTGGCGTGACCCTGTCAGTTAGGAGATGATGATTAATGGCACAAGGTAATTCCGGCTCTTTCTATCTTGCAGGCACGAAAAACATGGGTGCCATGATCTACTGGTCGGAAACATACAATGCCTCCGCAAACACACGTTGTCAGCATCGACGATATAACCTTCGCTTCTTCCAACTGGTATCAGTTCACTTACTATCTTCAGGGCAGCGTAACTGTGGACGGCAGTACCGTGGCAACATTCAATTCCGCTCTCGGTACACACCATGTCCGTATTGACAGTCAGTATCAGGAGTATTCCATTGAAGCTGCACCCGGCTATGCCAATCCTCCGTACTATACTGGAACGATATACGGCAATGCTGACGGTTCAAAGTCGGTCACTATTTCCGCTACCATCTACGGCTACAGTTCAGACGGCAGAGGTGCTAACGGCTTCTGCGTTTCCGGTTCTCAGACCGTAGCGCTGTACACCGTTCCGAGAAGGTCGACCATCAGCATGGCATCGACTGCTCTCGGCAGCGGAGGAACGATATATATTTCCCGCGCCTCGTCCTCGTTCACGCATACCGTCACATACAGTTTCGGCAACACAAGCGGTACGATTGCTACAAAAACAGCATCAACCGCACTCGGGTGGACGCCTCCACTGACTTTGGCAAATCAGATACCAAATAACACAACCGGCACCTGTACGCTGACCTGTTATACCTATAACGGCGATACTCTGGTCGGAACGTCCACAACAACGGTCACACTTTCTGTGCCGGACTCTGTGATTCCTATGACCACGGGTTTCTCTGCACTTCATATTCTCGGTCCCGTTCCTGCGTCATGGGGCATCTATGTCCAGAACAAGTCCTCTGTACAGCTGAACATCTCCGGTGCGACGGGAGCATACGGCTCGACCATATCCGCCTACTCAATCACCGGAGGAGGTTATTCCGGTACTTCAAGTTCTCTGACAACCGGTGTACTGAAGACAGCCGGAACGATTACCTTTACCGGAAAAGTAAAGGACAGTCGTGGACGGTGGTCTGCGGAGCGGACGCTTTCCATTACCGTTGTGGCGTACAGCGTCCCATCATTCTCTTCTTACCGGACACAGCGATGCAACAGCAGCGGGACGATAACCACTAACGGCACCTATGCCAGAGGTGTGATCAATTTCGGATATGCCTCATGCAGCGGAAAGAACTCCGTTACAACAGCTGTGGCGTATAAGAAATCCTCGGAATCGACCTACACCACTACCTCGGTAACATTCACTTCCGGCACTGCGTTTATCTTCGGCGGCGGCAATCTGTCTGTGGATTATTCCTACGATATCCGCTACACGATTACGGACGCTTTCGGCAGTACTGCCGTTGTGGATCAGCTGTCCACGGCATCCGTTCTGATGGATTTCAAAGCCGGAGGAACGGGCATCTCTGTCGGCAAAGTATCTGAGAACGATGACTGCTTTGAAGTTTCGGAGAACTGGGATGTCCGTGTATACGGAATGCTCCTGGCAGAATATATTCGGTCACAGGCAGGCGGTGGAGGCGGAGGTATAACATTCGGAACATGTGCGACGGATGCCGCAACGCAGCTCAAAGTGGTCACCACTGAAGGCGGAGATTTCACTCTGGCAAAGGGGGCAACTATAGCAGTCAAGTTTACGAACGACAACTCGTACAATATGCCTCAGCTGGACATTGAGGGCACCGGTGCAAAATACATCGTTTCCTACAACAACTATGTTCCATCGACATATGTTTGGAAACCCGGACAGACAATTCTTTTCATCTATGACGGAAGCTACTATGTTGCGCTGTATACTTCCACGGCAACTACCGGATATTACGGAATTACAAGGCTTTACAGCGGTGTCGATTTAGCCAGCACGGCCTATGCGGCAACCGCCAGTGCAGCCAAAACAGCTTATGACAGAAACTCATGGGACAGCATCTCTCTCACAAATCCGCTGGCTCTTGCCTACGGAGGAACGGGAGCGACAAACGCCGCTGCCGCACGGAGCAATCTCGGACTGTATGCCACTTACCTTTACAGCGGTGCAATAACGACCGGAAGTGCGTCATTTATGTATTCCGGCTATAAGTTCTTCATCATTATAGGTCAGCTTTCTTCGACCGGATCAAGGGCGGCAATCGTTGTTCCGGCTTCGCTGATAACCACATCATCGACACCGTATCAGCTGGCGGACGAGTCGTATTATTATTCCTTCAACCTTTATTATTCCGGTTCTTACGGCTATCTCGTTTTTAAGAGGCGTAACAGCACCGGACAGATACTGTACATCTACGGGGTGAACTGACATGAAAGTGCTTTGTGATAATCAAGGGTTCGTGAGAAGCTTTGCCTTCATCGGAGATCTGATTGACGGCATCGAGGTTCCCGAACCGGAAGATATAGCTGAATTTATAGAATGCGCCGCCGGCTACAAAATAGTCGACGGCGTTCTCGTTAAGGATGATGCACAAATCTCCGCAGAAAAGCAGGAACTACAGAAGGCGGTTCTGCGTGAGCGGAGAGAAAAAGAGTGCTTTCCGGTCATAAACAGAGGTTATCTCTGGTATTCGGGGTTGAATATTAAACAGTGGCTGGAACTGAAAAAATGGTATCTGTCCTGGCTCAATGTCACAGACACATTTACTGTGCCGGACAGACCGGACTGGCTCGATGAATTCGATGCCTCAAAAAATACCGGACAAGCCTTTATGGTTTTTATAATTTTTTAGGAGGAAAACAAAATGAAAGAATTCTGGAATGTGGTTCAGGCAGTATTTGCGGCGCTGGGCGGATGGCTCGGCTGGTTTCTCGGAGGGTGTGACGGTTTGATTTATGCTCTGCTTGTGTTTGTTGTCGTAGACTATCTCACCGGACTCATGTGTGCAATCGTAGATAAGACCCTGTCCAGCGAGATCGGCTTCAGAGGCATTTTCAAGAAATGCACTATTTTTCTGATGGTTGGCATCGGGGCTTTGATTGACGCACAGACCATAGGTGCCGGGTCAGTAGTCAGAACAGCGGTTATTTTCTTTTATATTTCCAATGAAGGTGTTTCTCTTATTGAGAATGCAGCGCATCTTGGACTCCCGATTCCCGAAAAACTTAAGGCAGTGCTCGAACAACTCCATGACCGGGCAGAGAAAGGAACGGATAACCATGAGCAGAGCAAGTGATGTAGTAAGCATCGCTCTGGCAGAGGTCGGATATGTTGAGAAAGCTTCAAACACAGCTCTTGACAGTCCTTCTGCAAATCCCGGAGCTGCTAACTTTACCAAGTATGCCCGTGACCTTGCCAATGCCGGATATTACAACGGCAACAAAAACGGCTATGCCTGGTGCGATGTGTTTGTGGACTGGTGCTTTTTCAAAGCCTACGGCAAAGCGGAAGGTCAGCGTATTCAGTGTCAGACCGGAGACCTCGGCGCGGGATGCACCTTTTCCGCACAGTATTTCAGACAGCAGGGACGCTATGACCGAAACCCTATGGTCGGCGACCAGGTGTTTTTCCAGTCCGGCGGTGAGATCTCGCACACGGGAATTGTTGTGAAGGTCACCGATGCGATGATTACCACTGTCGAAGGAAACAGCGGTGACAGTGTCAAGCAGAACAGCTATAAGAAAACCAACTCCTACATTGCCGGATACGGCCATCCAAAATACGATGATACCGATACGGTAACGGAGGAAACCGAAACAGTTATTCCGCAGCCGACTCCTGCTCTTGCAGAACCGAAAGCCACTGTGACAATTGAACTTGAAGAACTGTCAACCGGAAGCGTTGGAGGTCAGGTCAAGACCATCCAGCGCATTATTTATGTCCGGGGCATCAATGCAAAAATCGTCATTGACGGCGAATTCGGTCCCATCACGAAAGCCGGAGTGGTAGAGCTGCAGAAGGTGCTTTTCCCGAAAGATGAGTCGGAATGGGACGGCATTGTCGGGAAAAAGACCTGGACAGCGGTTCTGACATCTCTTGTATGAATGCAGCCCTCTGAGGATATATTTCCTTGGAGGGCTTATTTTTTATGCCCTTTTTCGTTCAAAACGCTATCTCGCCTCCATTGAGTACTGGAGGTAGATCAGAATGAACGAAATCAATATAACTGACCATATCAGCGTGACGGTCAAGCCCACCACGCAGGAGGATATCGACCGCGACATTAGCTATCACAAGGCCCAAAAGGTGGCAGAAAAGATGCTCTCCCTTGGACTTATTTCCTTGTCCGAATTCAACAAATTAACACAGATAAACCGGCAAACTTTCTCTCCATTTCTGGTTGAGATTATGCCCGAAATCCGTTGATAATATAGTGTTTCAGAGCTAATATGTCACACTACCGAAGGGAGGTGAACTGCCATGAAAACGGTAACCAAGATTGACAGAATTGCGGATACCGCTACCAAAAAGAAGAAGCTCCGCGTAGCTGCCTACTGCCGTGTCTCTACGGACAGTGATGCACAGCTGGAGAGCCTCGAAGCGCAGAAAGCGCACTATGAAAATTACATTCTCTCCCGCGACGATTGGGAGTTTGCTGGTCTTTATTACGACGACGGTATCTCCGGCACCAACACTAAGAAAAGAACAGAATTTAACCGGATGATCGACGCCTGCATGGACGGCGAAATCGACATGGTAATCACAAAATCTATCAGCCGCTTTGCCCGAAACACGCTGGACTGCCTGAAATACATCCGGCAGCTCAAGGACCGAAGCATTCCGGTTTACTTTGAAAAGGAATCCATCAACACGATGGACGCCAAGGGCGAGGTCCTGATAACCATAATGGCATCGCTTGCCCAGCAGGAAAGCCAGAGCCTTTCTCAAAATGTCAAACTGGGACTGCAGTTCCGCTACCAGAACGGACAGGTGCAGATCAACCACAATCGCTTCCTCGGCTACACGAAGGATGCGGAAGGCAATCTGGTCATTGATCCGGAGCAGGCCGAGGTGGTCAAACGCATTTACCGCGAGTACCTTGACGGCTACAGCATGGACAAAATCGCAGCCGGGCTGGAAACTGACGGTATTCTCACCGGCGCCGGGAAAACGAAATGGCACACCAGCACCATAAACAAGATTCTCCGGAACGAGAAGTACATCGGAGACGCCCTGCTGCAGAAGACCTACACTACGGACTTTTTGAATAAGACCCGCGTCAAGAATAACGGCCTTGTCCCACAGTACTATGTGGAAGGCAATCACGAAGCAATTATTCCGAGAGAGATTTTCCTTCGGGTGCAGGAGGAACTGGTACGCAGGCGGGTGGTCAATACCAGCGCCAATGGGAAGAAGCGCTCCTACAGCTGCAATCACTGCTTCTCCCAAATCATCATCTGCGGC